CCAATAGTTAAGAATGCAGATTAATGGCTATTAATAGAAGTAATATAAAACTACAAGTAACAAGAGGCAACAAAATGAAAATGAAAAAAAGAAAAAAAGGTGGTTCTTTTCCAGATGTAACTGGAGATGGTGAAACAACTATGAAAGATGTTTTAGTTAAACGAGGAGTATTAGAAAAAAAAGGTGATAAGTTTGTAGTTGCAAAAAAACAAAATGGTGGTGGTTTAAAAGACGATATAAAAAAAATTAAAACAAGAAATAAAAAAAGAGGTGACATTAGTAAAAAAGCTAGTGATATGAAAGCACCTCCATCTAAAAAAGCTAGTGATATGCAAGCACCACCTTCTACAAAAGCAAGTCAAAAACAATATAGAGGTGCAACTAGAAAACCTTTAGCTGATTTTAAAAGTAAAATGAAAAGAAGAAAAAGTGGAGGTATGGTATATCAACTATATGGTGGTAGCACTAAAAATATTTCTAATGGTAATAAATTTATACAATCTTTTTATGATAAAGGAGAAAAATAATGAAAGAAAATGCTGAAAAAATGGCAATGACAGAAGCTATGTTAGATTTTGATTCTATGGCTAAAGATATTGTTAATGCTAAAACTCAAGATAAAAAATTAAAAGCTATGGACCGATTATATAAAAGAGTACAAAGTCAAAGTAAATCTAGAGATATGTCAATACAAAAAGTTAAAAAAGAACTTGCTGAATTAGATGCAAGACAAGCTAAAAGAGAAAAAGAAAGAAAAAATAGAGAAAGAAAAATGAAAAAAAAGTTTGAAGAAGCTAGAAAAACAACAATTAAAAAATCTAGAGGTGGCATGATTAATGGTAATGATTTAGTTGCTTCATATTATGATAAAGGATAAATAATGCCACAGTCATTAGAAGATTTAGTTGAACAGTTTAGAGAAGAAGGCCTATCTAAAGAAGAAGCTATTAAAGCTGCAAAGAAAAGATTCTTACAGGAGACAAAAAGAAAAACAAAAACTAAAGTAAGAAAAGCTAAATTTGGTGGAGTCGTTAAAACAAATAACATGGGTGACTCTCTTGTTGCAAGTTTTTATAAAGGAGATAAATAATGGGACAGTTTATAGGTAAAACAATTATAGAAGGTGGTCAAGGTAGAACCATCAAGAAGTATGATTTAAATGATATTGTAGGTAGACCAACTGGACAAGGTTATGGTAAAGCAAGAACTGGGCCACAAACTAAAGGGCCAATCGAAGCTGTATCAGATGTTGAATACCCACAAGGTGAACCTTTTAATATAGAAAAGTAAGTGGCTATAAATAGAAAAGAAAAGCCTAAGAAAAAAGGCAAAGGCATGAAAGGCATGTCCATTAAGAGTGGCGACAAAAGACCAACTAAACAAGGAGCAGGTCTTACAGCAAAAGGTGTCGCTAAATATAGGAGGCAAAATCCAGGAAGCAAACTTCAGACTGCAGTTACTGAAAAGAATCCAAAAGGTAAAAGAGCAGCAAGAAGAAAAAGTTTTTGTGCAAGGTCAGCAGGACAAATGAAGAAGTTCCCAAAGGCAGCCAAAGACCCTAATTCACGATTAAGACAAGCGAGAAAAAGATGGAGATGCTAAATTTCATATTTAATAAGTAATATACCACATTTCAAATGTTGGGTGCGAAAAGAGTTTACACACAATCACGAAATGTATCATGGTGAGTATTTACATGGACTAGCGATTGCGGTCAATACTTTACCAGACAGATGTTTAAGTTTCCAGGTAGTTTTTACTGGAGTTAATGAAGAAGAAAATGTAACCGGTGGTGCAATGTGGGCACGAATGCCAATCACAAGTTTGGTGGCAGATGAACCACTAGAAGAGATGCCAGAAAGAATGGACACTCATTTAGCACAACCTTGGGACTGTTCCTCTAGAGGTCATTCTATAATAGTGATGGATAGAATAAGTTCTAGTCCTTGGTACTGTAAAATAGATGGTGAGTTTTACAAAGGTCGTTATATGTTTACTGTTGATTATACTGATAGTTATATAAGTGATGACCCAGCTCAACACAAACAAAGTCACGTACTGCAGTTAATAGATGCAGACAAATGGACAGGTAATATCGTGGCACTACCTAATAACAGAGTTAGAGTAACTAATCCTGCTTTATGGGTGACAGGTGAAGGTCCACCGGATTTTATACCAAGTCAGTATATTCATTCAGCAGAAATACATGATAGTTACACAGATGCTCACACAACTTTTGATAACTTATATAAACAGGAGAAGAAACGTGGCAGGAAAAACAAGTAAATACAGAGCTAAAGGCGGCATGGTAAAACGTATGGGCGGTGGTAAAACATCTAAATACAGAGCCAAAGGCGGTAAAGTAAGTAAAATGGGTGGAGGTATGATAGGTTTTAAAAAGACCTCTAAGTATAAAGCCAAAGGTGGTATGGTAAAACGTATGGCCGGAGGTAAAACATCTAAGTATAAAGCTAAAGGTGGAGTAGTTAGTCGTATGGGTGGTGGTAAAACATCTAAATACAGAGCTAAAGGTGGAAGGGTTAAATAATGGCTGCTAAAAAGAAAACTAAAAAAAGTGGTTCTAAACCCACCAACCCTGCTCTATATAATAGAGTGAAAGCAGAAGCCAAAAGAAAGTTTGATGTTTACCCAAGTGCATATGCTAATGCTTGGTTAGTTCGTACCTATAAGAAACGTGGTGGTGGATATAGGAGTGCATAATGGCTAAACCTAGAGGTGGACTTACAGCATGGTTTGGCAAAGGACCTAAAGGTGACTGGGTAGATATTGGTGCACCTAAAAAGAAAGGTAAGTTTCAATCTTGCGGTAGAGCAACTACTAAAGGTAGCAAAAGAAAATATCCTAAATGTGTACCAAGAGCCACAGCTAACAGGATGACTAAATCACAGATAACCAGTGCAGTAAAAAGAAAAAGAGCAAAGGCACAAGGTGTAGGTGGTAAACCAACAAACGTAAGAACATTTGTAAAAAAGAAGAAAAAAAGAAATGGTCGCAAAACTTGAGACAATAAGAAAGAAAATTAAACAAGGTAAAAAACTAGGTTTTAGTGAAAGAGCAAGAGCAGTAAACAAAGGTTTATTACCTAGTAAGGCAAAGAAGAAAAAAAAATGAAGATAACATCTGAGTTAATTAATACAGTGCATAACATATCTTGGTTTGATGGCATACTTTATATCATACTTGGTTTATGTGTTTATGCAGCATACAGATGGATAAAAAATAAAACATAATTCGTTTGACTCTATGAGTTGGAAGTAGGTACTAACCGAAGAAACGCACTAACTTTAATTAGGAGGTGTCATGGATAGTCAAACATTATACATTTTTAAAAAACAAAAGGAAGAATATAATATGGTTAAACAGTTAAGAAAGTTACCTGGTCAATTACGAAAGGCTTCTAAACTTCATAGAGGCCAAGCTAAAATAATTGAAAACTATGTGAGAAAAAATGAAAAAAAGAAAAGACCCAAAAGTAGGAACAGGAAAAAAGCCTAAAGGTTCTGGTCGTAGATTATATACAGACGAGAATCCAAAAGATACAGTTAGTATTAAATATGCAACTGTAGCAGATGCTAAAAAGACTATAGCAAAAGTAAAAAGAATTAAAAAACCATATGCTAGAAAAATACAGATATTAACTGTGTTAGAACAAAGAGCAAAGTTTGGTGGTAAGCCAGAGCAGTCACGATTAGCAAAGGCAGCTAAGAAACAATTAAAACAAGCGAGAAAAGTATAATGGCACAATCCGGCACATTTAATTTTAATTTAGATATTGATGAAGTAATACAAGAAGCTATGGAAATGATTGGTGGTGAACAAACACTAGGTCATGAACCACAATCTGCTAGACGTTCTATTAACTTAATGTTAAATGACTGGCAAAATAGAGGTGTATTACTTTGGTCTACATTTACAACTGCAGTTACTGTAGCTACAAGCACCACAACATATGCACTAGATAGCTCAGTTAATGATGCTTTATTTGTTACATACAAAGAAACATCACCTGCAGTTGAAACAAAACTAGAAAGAATATCTTTTGAAGAGTATCATGTTATACCTAATAAAGACCAGTCAGGTAGGCCAACACAATATGCTGTAAAAAAAGATATAAATAACCCTACCTTACATCTTTTTCCTGTTCCAGATAATTCTACTGGTGTCCTAGGAATTGAGGCTATTAGACAAGTTCAAGATGTTGATAAATCATTTCAACAAAATGCAGATGCTCCAGTAAGATTTTTACCTTGTCTTACTGCAGGTCTTGCATATTATATGGGATTAAAAAGACCTAATATACCTGGTGAAAGATTAGGATTATTAAAACAAAACTATGAAGAATTATTAATGAGAGCTATGGAAGATAATAAAGACAGAGCAAGTCTTATGGTTAAACCTAGATTGAGATATATTTAATGGCAACAAATAAAAGAGCATTAGCTGTATGTGATAGTTGTGGTATGAGATACCCACATAGGGTAATGAAAAAAAGTAGCTACAATACAATAAGATGCCCTGAATGTTTTGATGCTAATTTTGATTTTAAAAATCATCCACAAAATAGAGTTCCAGATGTAAGAGATGACCCTACTATTAAAGACCCAAGACCTGATGATGGTGGTAGAAATGCAATATGGAATACAACAGCAATAACTTGGGATGATGATTCAACACAAGTTGCTAGAGATTGGGATACAATATGACAACATTAACTGGAAGATTAATAAATAATACATATAAGCAACTATTAAAAATAGGTGTTTCTACTAATACAGGTATTACAAGTTCATTAGTAACAATACAAGATGGTGATGGTAGTGCTACAGCTTTACAATTAGCTACAAGTGCTGCACAAGTAGATGGCACATTATTTGTAGGAAAAACTTTTGGAGTATCAGGTGATGCTTCAGTAGCAGGTGATTTAGCAGTAGCAAATAAAGTTTGTGCTTCTTCTTATTTTGGTGATGGTTCTAATTTAACAGGTTTAACTTTTACTGGTGATGTATCTGTATCCAGTTTAATTGTTACTAATAATGTAACTGTAGGTGGTAATGTTACTGTTGGTGGTAACATTATGGTATCTGGTGGTGAGATACAACTTAAAAATACAGGTACTCAATCTAATATAAAATTATATTGTGAATCAGCAAATGCTCATTATGCAGCTTTACAAGCTCCACCACATGCT